CTGTGTTTTCATTCATCATATTCCTCTTCATATGCAACATATTCATCAGTTTCTTGTTGAGCACCGCAAAATGGGCAGTGCTCAATCACAAAGTAATCTGGGTCCATATCGTGCTTTAGTTCATATGTTGCTTCGCATTCTTCACACAATATCTTTTTTCTCATTATATAAATCCTAGTGCGTAAGCAATGCCCATTTCAATTCCCAACAATAACGAAAAACCTATAAGGGTAAAAGTTATTGCCATAGGCAAAAACATTACGTCTTTCCAAGTACGTTTTCTTGTACAACAATCACTCATTAGAATAAATTCCCTTGATTACTCACTTGTTCTTTTTTAGGTTCCTCTACTACACATGTTCCTTCATCGTGATCACAATTTACATGTGACTCTGGGTCATCGTATGCAACTTGCCAATCACCTGTCAAACCTGCAACTTCATATTCTGTTACTCTGTTTTCAAAAAAGTTTGTGTGATCAGCTGCATTTAAAATCCACTCTAACCATGGGATTGGATTTTCTTTTACTTTGAAGTTTGTTTTTAAACCAAGTTGTAATAGTCGTCTGTCTGCTATATATCTAATATATTGTTTTACATCTTCTTTAGATAATCCCTCAGGTTCACCCATGCCGTATGCAAGATCAATAAATTTATCTTCAAGTTCAACAACCTTTTTTGACATCTCATAAATTTCTTTTTTAAGTTGATTATCAACAATTGTTGCATTCTCAGCACAGAATGCTCTGAATAAGTGAGCGATACCTTCAACGTGCATTGATTCATCTCTTACTGACCATTCTACAATCTTACCAGAACCTTTCATCTTTCCGAATCTCTGAAAGTTTAACAACATTACAAATGATGCAAACAGTGAAATACCCTCGTTAAATACTGATTTAGCAAGTGCTAGAGCCATGCCTTTCTTTGTACTTACATTTGAGTTCATCATGAAATCAACTTTATCTGCCATCTCTTGATATTCTAAAAATGCATGAAACTCTTCATCAGGTAATCCAAGTGTTTCATTTAGTAACGCATATGCTCTTTGATGTATTCCCTCTCTAGACGCAAACGATCCTAACATATTTCTTATTTCATTGTTTTTAAATTTAGGAAGAAACTGATCATAATAATTTTGACCAACTGCAACGTCTGATTGTGTGAAAAGTCTTAGAACATGTGTGACATATTCTTTTTCAATATCTGTCATCTTTCCACCTTTCCAATCTGTTACGTCTTCAGATAAATCTACTTCGTCTTCAATCCAATGAACCTTTTCATGTTTTGTCACAAACTCTACAGCCCAAGGGTAATAAAATGGTTTGTATGTCTCACTAAATTTGTAAAGACCTCCACCTCTTTTTTTAAGAATCTTTTCAGAACTTTCTAGTAGTTGTGCATATCCACCTATTCTTTCACCATTAATAAATATTTGTGGAACAGATGTTAACTTATCCATTTTGTTCCCTAACTTTTCTTCAACATTGTTTACTCTTTGAATAAACTCCATTTGATCATCCTCATTAATTAATGAGTGTTCAACATAATCAATACCATGTTCTTTAAACCAATTTTTGGCATTTAAACAATAACCGCAATCTGGTTTCGAGTAGATTTGTACGTCCATTTTTTTCTCCTATGCTTGACAAGCCAGACATTCTTCTTCCTCTTTTTTAATGTCTGAATAGTCCTTTAATTTATCTAATACTACTTTTTGAGCGATATTCTCTGCACGTTTAGATACCTCTGTTCTTAAATAGTAAAGTCCTTTACATTCAGTCTCCCATGCTCTCATGTGTACTGACTGAACATATTTTTTTGATGCTCCTGCTGGAAAGAATAAATTAAGTGATTGACCTTGATCAAGATAAACTTGTCTTTGACCTCCAAGTTCAACCAATCTCATTTGATCTAATTCAACAGCAGTTTTAAATACTTCTTTTTGTTCATCATTTAAAAATTCTAGATGATCCACTGATCCGTTGTTTGTCACTATACCAGTCCAAACTTCAGGTGTGTTCATTTTATTTTCTATAAGTATTTTTTCAAGATACTTATTTTTTATCAGATGTGAACCTGCTCTTGTTCTATGTGTGTATGCGTTTGCTTTGTTAGGTTCAATTGATGGTGATGTTCCTACTATCATTGATGAATTAGCATTAGGTGCTATCGCAAGACAATGAGCATTTCGTCTGCCAGTTCCCTTCATATCAGGTGCCTCACCCTTTTCTTTTCCTAATATTAATGTTTGTGTGTCCGCTTCACTTCTCATCCATGAAAAAATTTCTTTATTAATACGACCCGATTGTTCAAATGGTATCATATGTTTTTGTAAATAAGAATGATATCCCATTGCACCAAGACCTAAACTTCTTTCTTGTGTAGCAGAATATCTAGCACGACTAATTTCATCACCTGCGTTATCGACAAAAAATTGTAATACATTATCTAGAAATGTTATTAAATCTCTTACAATTGTTGTGTCTTTGAACTCATCATACTTTTCTAAATTCAAAGATGATAAACAACAAACAGCAGTTCTTTCTTCATTAGTTGGTAAATGTATTTCATTACATAAGTTTGATCCGTGTATTTTCAAACCTTTTTCTTTAAGTGATTCTGGTAAGTATTTGTTTGCAGTATCAAGAAAGTTCACATAAGGTTCACCAGTTCTAAATCTAACTTCTAAAATTTGTTCCCATAATTTTCTTGCCTTAACTGTATCTCTAATAGTATTATCAGCAGGGTCTATAAGTTGCCAATCCATATCTTTTTTGACAGCGTTCATAAACTTGTCTGTCACATTTACTGCATTATGTAGATTCAAAGTCTTACGTCCAATATCACCAGTTGGAATACGTAAAGTTAGAAACTCCATAATGTCTGGGTGTGATACATCTATGTAAGCTGCATAACTTCCCTTTCTAGTCTTACCTTGTCTATAAGCAATCATGTCTGCATCTACAGTATGTAAGAAAGGTATTGGGCCTGGTGCAATTTCTGATACTGAACGAACATTAGACCAGTGACCGCCGACTCCACCACCTTTAACTGATAACCATCTTAACTCTGATGTATGATCAATCAATCCTTCAAGTGTGTCTGGCACATAAGTTAGAAAACAAGATATTGGTAATGCTTTTGCTTTCTTACCTGGCAAAGGTGCGTTTGATAGTACAGGTGATGCAAACATAAACCAACCTTGACTTGCGTAGTCATAAATTTTTTGTGCTAATTGTTTGTCGCCGTATGAGTAAGCGTTTGATGCTCTTGCAAGAGCGAATTGTGGAGAAGGTTCGTCTTTAAGACAGTAATAGTCCTTTAAAAGTTTCTGTGCTTGGTCTGTGAAGTTTTGATCTCGATCTGTATCAATTTTGACATTACAATACTGTTTTTTCATATGCCTCTCCTATAATCTTGCAACGCTTGTATATATGCAATTCCCTTTTTATACTCATCATCATTCTTTGGTTTCATCAATTCATTCTTTATAAGTTGATTTGGAATATATTTTATTTGATCTTTGTTCGGTAAATTTTTTATTGACAAAGACGCTGGACTATTCACTGGTTCAAACCAAACTCTAAAATCTTTATAATATTCCTCAATCTCTTTCAAATCAAAAGCATTTAAAATACTTACTGTACAATAAATTTGTAAAACATTATCTTTCATTGTAATCAAATTTTTTTCAAAGTCATTAACATTTATTGGATATCTTATGAATTTAAGTTTTTCACCAAAATGATCACAAGATACTCCTAACTTTAAATTTTTAAATTTTTTATCTATTGATTTCAATGACCAATCTTTATATGAAATGTGTGTCAAATTAGTGGTCATCTCTATCTCAATATTTTTTGCATCTTCAGATTTTATATCATCTAAAAATTGCCAAACTCTATCCAACAATACAGGTTCACCACCGAATATTCTTATTTGCCTTACTTTGTCAATATTATCTAATATATTTTGATTAAATATTTCAACATCTTTTGATGACACATTTTTTACCCACTCTCTCTCAAATTCATCTAAACCAAGATTGTTCCATGTGTCGATTAAACCTGCGTCTTTTAATTCTTGTCTTCGTGTTGATGAATCATATGGACGACACATATAACAACCAAGATTACAACGACTTCCAAAATTTTTTAATTTAGTGCTTACTTTTGTTACATCACCTGCATTGTAATCTGATTCTTCATTAAACTTTGTTCTATGACTGTATCCATTTATTTCTTCATCATTATAACATCCCTCACAACCATCAATCTTTTTACCATCAAACATGTCATCACGAATTTTTTCCATTTCCTTTGACAAAAAATATTCAAATGGTAACGTATTATCTGTAGTCATGTGTGAAATAGATTTGTTTACATTTGCATGACAACACAAACGATATCTATTTGCACTATCAGAATAAATCTCATCAAACGCTTTTACACAATAAGTCAAATTTTTTTCCACTCAATTAATTTTGTTTTTGCTAACAAACCACTAAAAGTGTTTTGCGCTATTATATCTTTAATTTGTCTTTCAGTTTTACCAGACAAAATCATTTCGTTTACGTCTTTTTGTTTTATTTCACTTGGCCATATAACAACTTGAAAATTTTCATCGATATACTTTTCAATTTGTTTTACGATTTCAAAGTTTCTTGGTTCATTATCGGGTACCAAAACAACATTATCTTTATAAACTCTTAGGTCAGACTGAGCAGTCGCAATACTATTATTAATAAACAAGCTATCAATAGGGCCTTCAAATACACAAACTGTTCTATCCCAATCAACTCTGTCAGTTCCGTATATTTTTTCTTGATTTTCGTCAATTTTGATCGTGATGTATTTAGGATTTTCATTTCCAAATGCCCTTCCTTGTATTGCAATTATTTCATTCTTTTCATTAAAAAAAGGTATTACTAATCTAGGATGATCACCGACTAGACTAGGAAACTTATTGTCAATAATTGTATTTACAAACTTATAAAAGTGTGGGGCATAGTAAAGTAAATAATGTTTATCTGAGGGTATCTTTCTATCTTCAACAAATTTTTTTACTGGGTGATCATGATCTAATTGTGAAACTTTTTTTAATCTACTTAATTTAGAATTAGAACTTCTCAACATGTTCTTAACAGTTGGGGATAACTCATTTGTATCTATGCGAATACCTCTAGCATTATCTTTTGGTATCTCTGCACGATATGATTCTGTCATGAATTCATTATACAAAGTCTCATTTACATGTCTGATTAGTTTGGGAACAGTTGTGCCAACACCACAGTTGTGACACTTATAGATAAGAGAATTTTCTTTTTGAAAAACATATCCTCTTGCTTTACTTTTACTTTTTTGAGAATCACCACAATAAGGACAACGAAAGTTATAGAGATTATTACTCTTCTTTTTAAATAGTCCTAATTGTGATGAAACCAAAAGTAAATACTTTTGTTCTAAATACATTGTATCATAATATATCAGGTGTTATCTGATTGTCAATCTAATTCTTTACATCTCTTAATTTTTTTTAATTTTTTATCATAAGTTATTGTTGGATTTATATGTGATTTATTATCAACATAATCTCTTGCCAATTTTTTGGCCTCTTCCTCACTGTCTGCGTTTATGACAATATGTCGCACACTCACTTTATGAGTTTCAACCTTATATCTGGTCATTAGATTATCCTACTATATTTTGATGTATTTGTCAAGAAATAGTAATACCGATATTCATTAACTTGTGAATAATGAATCCGATAACTATGGAACCACCAATTAATACCCATCTAAACTTGTCTAAGACGGCCACACGGCCCGATAATTCTGTCTTTAGATTATTTATTGCGTCTATTTGTTCTTTACTATTTTTAGTGATTCTATCGTGAAGTTCTTTGATTTCTTTGTTGAATTCCATTCGTCTGGCTTCAACTAAATTCTCTGCGTTGATTATTGCTTCTTCTTGGGAAGAGAGTTTTTCTTCATGCACTGCCAACATGCGGTTGATAGAGTTTGAAACGTCTGATATTTTTGAAATAGCATTATCGAGACGACCATGAATAAACTTCATTTCTTTTACGTCTTTCTTCAATAACTCTACATCTAATTGTATATCTGACAAAACTCTCTCCCCTTATTATTTATTATTTTTTAGAATAGATTGAGTATAATACCCAAACTGCTACTAATCCAACTAAGCCCTGAGCAGAAAAACCTGCTACAATGCTTTGTACATTTCCTATCACGTTAATATTTGGCCAGAACGGTATGCCCTGTCCGTTAAATAGAACTTCAAACACAATGCCAAGTGCAATTAAACTTACACCGACCTCTGCCAAAGCAGATGCCCAAGCTCTACATTTATTTAAGATTTCCATAATGGATCTCCTTTCTTATTGTAGTGATATGATGTAGAGAACTCCCCCTCGATTTATTGATTTGATTCAACAGGTTCGTAATATTCTTTGTACTTAACTAGAATTTTATTTTGAGTTAGTATATATCTTTTTATATCTTCCATATTTATTGCTAATACTTCATATGTATCAGTATCAAGTGCAAATAATGCCACTGATTTTCCCTCTTGTTCTAGATTAGTAAAAACTTCTGCAACATTTTCTCTTGTAATTACAATCCATTTAACAGGTTTTAAATCTAGTGGTTCTACCACTTCTAAATTTAATTTTGGTTTTTCAATTTCTTGTGTAATTACTTCTACTTGTTTCTCTGATTTAAATGTTGAACAACCAGAGAATATTAGTAATACAACTACCAACATCATGCATGTTACTACAACTCTCATCATCTTGTTGCCTCATTTAAATCATTCATAATTTTATTAGATCCCTTATTGATAATTTTTTCAATCAACCCTGGTTTCTCTACTGCAAGATAATTTAAGTCGTGTTTAGATAATTTATTCTGTAATATCTGTTTTGACTTATTAATCTGTACTATATCATCATTTAGTTGTTTATTGATAGAGATAATTTGTTCGTAATCTTGTTTCTGATTTTCGATAACTTCTTTTTGTGTCTCAATCGCACTTTCTAATTTTATTTGATTTGCTTTGAGAATTGCGTTGTCTGATCTTAACTTAAGCACATAAGCGCCAGCGCCAATTAATGTGGCGCTGACGACACCGATTAGTAATAGTCTTATTCCAAACATAAATGATTAGTCTTGTCGGATTATGGAAATAATACCCCATACGATAGCGACCCATGCCAATATATTGACAAATGGTCCACCTAAAACAACCAATAATCCAAATGCAATCAGACTAGCGCCTGACCATGAGGACATTTCTTTTACTCTGTTTTTTAACCAGTTCATTTTTATTTCTCCTCTAGTTTCTTAATTCGTTTTTCCATATCATCAATTTTTTTTGATAACACAGGAAACTTCTTAATCAACTTTTGTTCCTTAGTTAGTATCTCTATATCATATCGCTTAGCAGCCCAATTATAACATTGTTCTACTTTATTATAAAACCACACACCAACTTTGGTTTTTTTGAACCATGTAGCAGTAGCGTTACCTACGATACTACCCATTATTGCTCTAGTTAAAAAGAACAACATATTACACCTTTGGTTTATTGCCTCTCGGCTGTGAGTTTTTAATTGCAAATCTACCAAATAATCTTACAGCAGAATGAGCTGACCAAATTTTCCAACCTGGTACAGCAGGTTCACTACATTTCATAGCTAATTTAAACATAGTGTCTGCAATCAGTCTATATGGTTCTCTGTCTTTTATTGTACCTGCTTTAAAAGCCATATTAATTTTTTCATATAATATGTCATGTACAATAGCCGCCCTCGCAACATCAAAAGGTGCTATAAAAGCCCAACACGCTCTTGGTACACTTGCAAGGTCTGTAATGTATCCACTAGGAACATTAATAGTAGTTCCATTAATATCTACACCACAATCTTTTAACATTTTTATCCATTCATCTGTTAACTCTTTACAAGTAAATGTGAGTGGTTGATTTAATACCCAATTTCTAGGTGGTAAAAATACAGCATTAACTAGTCCATTAAATTTATTTGCCATGTAAACTCCTATTTTTTACTTTTACTTGTGCCAGTATATAACCCAAACCAGGCAGCACCTGCACCAACAACTATACTAATCAAACCAGATTGTTCCATTGTTGGAGCTGCCAAGTTCATATACCAAATCACACATTTATATAATAATACTATGTAAACAGTTAAAAATAATCTAGGAAAAATTCTCCAAGCATCAACTGCTTTTGCAAGATCAATTAGACCTTGATATTTATTTTTACTAGAATCAACTGTATTAGTGTCAATCTCTAATTCTAAATTTACTTTTTTTGTATCTGTCATTATTTGTATTTATCTGATTTTCTTTTAGAACCATCAGACCTCTTAATCAATCCTTTTGCTTTTAAATGCGCTATGTCTGTGAAACCAGCTTTACCTGCTTTATATCTTTTCATAGCATCAGATGTATCAGGTGCTTTCTCTGTATTCATTTGTCTTGCAGTGGCTATTCTTGCACGATCTAATTCTCTGTCTCTTCTAATTGCATTAGCCTCACGTTCTCTTTTATGATCTGCTTTAATTTTTGCTAAAGGTGTATGATTATCTTCAGATGCGTCTTTTGCCCTTTTCATTTGTGCAGGTGTAGGAGCACCCTTTTCACCGGGTTTTCTCATTTTTTCACCAGAACCTCTTTTAATTCTTTGTCTTTTTTTATGAATATTTGCCCATAAACTTTCTATAAAATCTTCATAGTGTTTCATCATCCCCCCTTTGCAATCATTATTGCAGCCATATAATCGTTTGCATCTTTTTTATTACTATAAACTTTTTTAAGTTCTTTTGCATGTTTACCACCGGGTGTCATTACTCTTCTTTTGTTTTTAAATTTATCTGCATAAACTCCATATCGACCATCTGGCATTCTTCTAACATCTGCAGCTATGTATTGTTCACCTCCACTGTTTCCACCGTTACCGTTACCACCACTGGCGCCATTACCACCTGATGCATTTCCGTTACCATTTCCTGTATTTCCACTATCATTACCTGTTTGATTATCTGTATTTGATGTGTCTGTTTCCGTATCTTGATCTGTAGATGTGGATCTTGGAACTCCTATGTAATATGTTTTTCTAAAATTAATAGGAACACATTGATTTAAATTTGTATCATATCTATAACCGGGTGGACATGTATCTTTCTTTTTTTCATCTATTTTTCTAAATTCTTCAAATGAAAGTTTCGGTCCTTTTGTTTTAAAATTTTTTTTTCTCATGACAGTTTTTGCAACTAAATCAAGTTCGTTACCATCAACTTTTAAAACAAATGGCATATTGATATCAGTTTGCATATCATTCAATACTGCTTCTGCGTCTGGGCCTAAATTTTTAATCTTTTTTCCGTGTTTTCTGTAAGACTGTTTGAATAGTCTTGTAAGTTCAGATGGTGTAATTTGAGTTTTATTTCTTGCATCATTTACTCGATCCATAAAATGTCTAGTAAATTCTACATCAATATTCAATGACGCAAAAAGACGATCTGCGTATCTTTCTATTTGATCTATATCTGATTTGGAAACTTGTTTCTCTTTTTGAGCTCTTAAATTGAGATCTGCGACAGGTTGATATAAACTATATGCATAGTCTCTACCAGATGGTTCATATGCAAGACCATATTCTTTTAGAGACATCAATCCCATGTTTATCTCGCAATTTTCATGACAGCATTAGAGATTTGTAAAAAATTTTTCTTTGTGCCATTTATCATATTCTCAATCTTTTTTTTATTTGATGTGTTTACTTTATCATAAACTTGTGTGATTGTACTTGCAGTAAATAAATCAACTTTCATTCTACCATCTTTAAATTTTATAGGTTTGTTTTGTTTCTTTTTAACAATATCTCTCAACATTCTAAGGTTGTTTTCTACAACATACATTTCTCTATAGAAGTCTTCATTATGTGAAAGTATTTTTTCTTTTAGTTTACTTCTTCTTTCACGCATCTTTTGTAATTTTTCTGCATGTTGTTTATATGCTTTTGTTCTAGCATCAATAAACATTTTCTTTTCTTTATCTTTTTTTCTTCTCACTACCACGACTGAACTATCATCACCTGTTCCAGCAACAGCAGGGCCAGTTGCATTTGTTGGTGCATCTTCATCTACAGGTTTGCCATTAAAAACATTTACTTCTCTAAATTTTTTAAGCATCTTCTAAATCCTCTAAACTTACATATATTTTTTCTTGTGATTTTTCATGCACAACAGAAAAAATTTCTACTCCTAATATTGTATCAAACGGTGCCTCGTCATCAAATGCAATGACAATATCACCCTTCTTTGCACTTAACTCTTCTTCTTGTTTATTTAGTATATCTTGTTTTAACCTATATCTTCCTTTTGGAAGTTGTTCACCAAATCCTATGACCTCTTCTTGTATCTCATCATCAAACTCTATATTCTCTTCTTTTAGATATTTAATAAACTCTTTTTCAAACAAATCTGGGTCTGATACAGATTCTTTAAATGTATCTTTTAGTAAAAATAAAGCGGCAGCATATGTTCCTACTTTTGTTCTCAAACCTGGTACTTTGGAGAATATTTTTTTGATATTAAAAACTAATTTATGAAGTATTGTATATGCAGCCTTTTGTTCACTGGTTGCTAATTCAACTGCTGGTTTTGTTGATTTTTCTTTTTTAATTCTATTACCATCTTTATCAATAATACCTAATTTAAACGCCTCTGTTTTTTCAAAAGGTGTCGTTAATAATTTAATAAAACGATATGTTACAAATAAATCTACTGCTCTTCCCATTATATTTTCCTTAATATTTCAAACACGTTCTCGTCAGGTTGTACATCTTTTAATTCGTGTTTCTCTAACATATTTAGATATATTAAAAATGATTTCATAATACTCCAATATTCTTTTTCTATCTTAAATAATAATAATGTTATGGCTGCATCAGAACCAAAAACATTGTTCAAAACTATGAAGTGATTAATTAGAAGGCGTTCTCGAAGTTCACCCGTTTCTAGATACTTTTTAAAGAGTCTTTTAATATATTTAAATCTTTTTAAATCATCATAAAATTCAAGTTCACCCTCGCATTGAGGATTGTTATAATTTTTTATTGCGTACATGATGACATTATCAGAAGTAATCTTCTCATACATGCCATTACTATTCTATTTTTGCAGTAATCTTATAACAGTTTGACTCGGTCATTTCATATCCAATATTCAATGATAATCCACCCTCAACTTTATCAGATATACCGTCATCATTTAAGAATTCATCGTGAGGTGTATCTGTGTCTTTTCCAAATCTTCCACCAAATAATGTTAATGGAAGTGAAAAATTACCATTCTTACCTTCAAACATAGGAACTTCGCCAAATGTTAATCCAACTCTCATAAGTTTTTGTCTAAGGTTAGAAATTGCGTCTTCAACTATCTTTGTTTCTTCATTAGTAATAACACCAACATAGGCATTTAACTTTTGAATAACAACTGGGTTTGATAATGCAGACATGTTAGTGCCTGAATCAAACTGAAATCCCATAGCATGAGGACCCACACCTTCTTTGACAAATTTTTTAAAACTTTTCATTTTTTTCCCTTCATAGCACCTGGGGCTTTACGCCCCAAGTGTTAATTAGTTATTAGTCGTCTGATACCTCAGCAACACCTGTGTCAGCAGCTGCAGCGTGGGATGCAAGTACAACCCATGCAGAACCTGTCCACATACATGTTAGTGTATCACCAGCGGTAACAAAGTCTGCATTTACAAATCCTAATGCACTTGCAGGTGTCATCTCAGTTGATCCACCGTCTGTATCGTGAACGATGATTTTAATTTGACCAACCACTGTTCCGTTTGCAAGAGTTGTAGCATTTGTACCAGCAGTTTGTAATAATGTCAAAGCAGTTGATACTGAGATCGCTGTTTGTGTGCCATCAGAAATATCTTCTACTGAATTTGAGAAACCTATAAATGATGGTAAGTTGTTGATAAAGTTTGCGACTGAAACTTTTTTGTTGATTGGTGTTCCACTTGGATCATCAATCACGTGTAACAGGTCAGCAGATGCAACACCAGTTGACAAATCTGTTAACGCTGTAATTTTCTTATCGGCCATAACCGTTCTCCTTTATATAAACCCTACGTAGGGAATTTTACTTATGGCATACACCATAATCACATCTGGTCGTCAGTTTTTTCCTCTTCTTTAGGTGCATCAGGTAATCCACCTAAATCATCAGTTCCACTTTCGGCCTCATTATTAATCTCTTTTAAAAACAATTGACATTGTTGCACTGCGCCTTGAAATGCGTTTAGTTGTGCAATTGCTTCTTGTTTTTTCTTTTCAAAACCAGTAATTGCATTTTGTAAAGTTGCTATATCTTTAGTCAACTTTTCAATCTGATCTTCAAGTTCTTCTTTTCCTAAACTCATAATAAACTCCTTATGATAAAAAAGTGACCACCATAAAGATGGTCACTTCAAAATTAAGATTAGTCAGCAAATGCTACTAATGTATCAGATGCAGTGAAGCCTGAAATCTGCCATGTTGTTGTTGATGTACCAACACATGTGATATCAATTGCTTGAGCAATCGCTACTGTGATTGTCTCATTTGAGTCTTGATCTGAGAATACAACAGATGTTGTTTGACTTGTCTGGTTTGTATCGTGGTGAACTAATTGTCCTTTGAAGAAAATTGAGTTACCAGAACCAGCAGATATAATCACTGAGTGACCATCAGCTGCAGCCAAACCTGTTGGGCCAATAAATCTGAATAACATTCCAACTTTAGGTGTTGGTAATGTGTATGTTCTATTTGCACTTACGTTTGGTGTAACAAGAATTCTACCAGCGTGTGTTGCTTCTGTCAAAGTTACGTCTGAGTCAGCAAGTGTTACTGGTGCTGTTAATGCGTTGAAGAAATCTCCAACTGTTTCTTTTTTGTTAATCGGTGTTCCACTTGGATCATCGATTATATGCAATAAGTCTTCTCTTGCTGATGCGGCTGCTAGAGAAGTTAATGCAGTGATCTTTAGATCGGCCATTATAGGTCTCCTTCTATGTTAATAACCTCTTACGAGGGATTCTACTGTAGGAAATCAGTTTCCCTATCCTACATCACTGAGCCTATAATAATAGACTCAAGTTAAACTATTTATACTCTATGCGGCAGCGACATCAACACCTTTTAAGATGTTTGCTGTTCCACTTGATGATCCTGTTTGTGATAGAGTTGCGGCATCATTCAATGATGTCTCAACAACGATAGGATCAGTTCTTGTTGTTTTACCTTCGATGTTTCTACCATCACTATCTTCAGATGCGGCACTACCTGATTCTTGTACGAGTCTAAAGAAGTTTCCAGCGGCATTTGAATCGCCATCTAGATCTTCAGTTGCAGCTTCTAGTTGAATTGCAACACTTGTATCTTGACCAGTTCTAGTAATTGTTGTAATATCAGATCTACTATCAAATAATGGACCTGCAACTTTAAATCCTAATGAATCACAGATGATCTCTTCACCACCGTTTGTGTGAAATAAAACATCAACATCGTCTGCGACTGTGATTGCTTCACTTAGTGTTACGGATGTTGATCCATTTGTAGCAGTAACTGTTAATTCGTTGTTTGTTGAGATTGCTGTATTACCATCTGAGTCTGCGAAAGATAATGTGCTTGTATCTTTTACAGTTACAACATCACCAACTGCAATTGTGCCAGAATTACCGTCTAATACTAATGCTGTTGTTGCTGTTGTAATCGCACCATTTACTGTTGCAGATTTACCAGCACTTCCGTTTGCAATAAGTTTTGCACCGAATGTACCTTCAGTTGCAGTTCCAGCTTCAAGTCTAATACTTAATGCTGAACTTCCGTCTTCCTCAGTCATTGTAGCAGTTCCGTCAAAGTTAATACCTGTTACAACACCTGTGTCTCCAACTCCTTCGCCATTAAATGCTAAAAAGCCTGCAGCTGCATTTGTTTGTACAAGTCCTCTAAATGTTAGTTGGTTTGTACCTGAACCAGAAAAATATTGACAGGCCACTGTACTATCTTCGACCATGTCTGTTTTTCCAACTCTTGAAAGTAAGATATATGCTTTATTTGTAATTGTTTGGTTTGCAGTTCTTGTAGCAGATGTAATATCTACTGCTTCGTCAAATGTCACTGTGATATCAAATGTACCTGTGTCAGCAACAGTTGCGTCAGTCCAATTTATACCAATAATAGATGCAGAACCAAATGCTTCTGCTAAATTTTTAACACATACCAGTATTTCTGGTTGTGCGTCTGTATTGTCGTTTCCACTAGCAGCAAGGCCTGGTGTTAGACCCCAACCACTTTTGGTCGCAATAGCGTGTTCTCTTGCACCAGTTGAACCAGCGGCGTTTTTGTCTGTAGGCAAAAACTCC